AACAGCGGTTCGGGAACTGGTCCATTCTTTTACTTGGGATATTCCAGCGCAACAAACTTTAGCAACGGAACTTACAGGTATAGTGTTGGCACAAATGGTGACGTAAAAAATACCAACAATTCTTATGCAGCTATTTCTGATATTAAGTTAAAAGAGAACATTGTAAGCGCAGGATCCCAATGGGATGATTTAAAAGCAATTCAATTCCGTAAATACAACTTTAAAGCGGAAACGGGGTATGAAACTTTTACTCAAATTGGTGTAATTGCTCAAGAGCTTGAGCTGGTTTCCCCTGGTTTGGTTGAAGAAATGCCTGATTTAGATGAAGATGGCAACAACCTTGGAACTACCACTAAATCAATCAAATACTCCGTGCTCTACATGAAGGCAGTAAAGGCGCTGCAGGAAGCAATGGAGCGGATCGAAACCCTTGAGGCAAGCAATGCCGATCTGGTCGCACGGGTAACTGCTCTCGAAGGCAACTAGTCCTACTCTCTACTAACCCTAAGCCTACCAATCCGGTGGGCTTCTTTTTTTTTATTCAAACACTTTACTAACTTTTAAAATCATGTCTACTACTTTCACCTGGAACATTGCTAACCTTGAGCGTAACACTGCTGATGGTATTGTTTTTACCGCTCATTATACGGTGAACGCTGCTGATGATACTTATTCCAGCGGTGCCTATGGTTCTATTGGTCTTGAAGCACCTGCTGAAGGCGACACTGTTATCCCGTTTGCTGATCTTACGTCTGACGTAGTGGTTGGTTGGGTTAAAGAAAAGCTTGGTGGTGATGAGAAGGTTGCTGAAATTGAAGCTGCACTTCAAGCACAAATTGACGAGCAACGTGCACCTACCAAAGCATCTGGTCTGCCCTGGTCCTGAATTAACCTTATTGGAGAACTACAATGATCACCCTTATTCGTCCAATTCTTTTTTCTTTTCTTCAATCTGAAAAAGTCAAACTTCTTATTGTAGATATGTTGACTAAACTTGCTGAGTCTACCGATAATGACATCGACGACAAAGCAGTTGAATTTGTTCGTAACGGTCTTTTTCCGAATAAGTAATGGACTTAGGTGAGCCGCCGGTATTCCCGTCTATAAGGCTCCCTGAGCCCCTTCAATTGCCTGTTCCGGTACTGGAGGTACCAAGGGCCGATTTGCCCTCTTACAAGCCCCTTGTGGTGCCTCCTAGCGACCTTAGGCCACCACCGGGGATTGAGTCAGAACAAAAGGATGAACCTCCTAAGCAAACATTACCACCTACTCCACCAATACCTATACCACAAATACCTCAACCTCCTGAGGTAAATACATTAGATATACCTGGTACTGATCTTGAAGTACCTGTACCTAGTGGAGAGATATTGGTTACAGCTGCTACAACAGCTTTTGTTTCAGTTGCTGCCACCTTAACCGCTACTTCTCTGTTTAAACATTGTGTATCTTTATTTAAACCAGTATTTAAACAGGCATGGAACAAGATAACAAAAAAGACGGACTAATCAAATTCATCGTCCTTGTCTGGTCCGCCGGACTCCTCACAGCATCATACGCAGGATGGATGAGTAAAATGGACCCTACTTATGTCGCTTCAATTTTAAGTGGCACCTTAGCAACATTTTCAATCACTCGTGAAAAGAACAAATGAAAAAACTTCTTTTATGTTTGCTATTTGCAGCACCTGTATCGGCTCAAACCGTTACACCTAATTTTACACAAGGTAGTATGCAATCTACCTCAACCACTACTATTGATATTGACCGTACTATTTCAACTGAAGTGTACGGAGGAGATTACAAATCATGGTCTGGAACCAACATAACACCCAGTGGTTCAATCGAAGACGCATCTACAACTTTCTCAGTAACCACTGCTGGAGATCCATTTCAACTAGAGCTTGTAAACAGGGTAGCAGGAGTTGTCGAAACAACCGACATCACCGAAACTATCCAACAAGTTACCTCTACTACCTCCTTGTCAGTCTTTTCGCAATAAGTCCAGCTTACGCAGAAGATCCAAAGGTACAGAACACTTCATCACCTGTAGCTGCTGCTACGGGTAATGTAACCAATCAAGCTGTGCAATTTCAAAACAACGGTGCACCTTCAAGACAATACTTTACTAATGGTAACTCTTGTAACGGTACAACAATGACATTCCAACCATTTTATATGGGTGGTGACGTGCATACTGATACTTATCAACGTACTAGTAATTTTGGATTACAGGTTGGGTTTTCTGTGCCTTTAGATGGTGGTATGGTTGAAACTTGTAAACAAATTGCACGTCGTCATGAACAAAAGATGCGGCTAGATTATGAACTAGTTCGAGCATTAAAGTGCACCGAAATTATGAAGGCTGGTTTTACATTCCGACCTGGTAGTCGAGTAGAAGTGTTGTGCCACGATATAGTTCCTATTGTCGCCATTAAAAATGATTGAAGCAGTAGTATCTGCTACCGTAGCTGCATTAGCAGCAGGCGCAGCACTTACAAATAGACTACACAACAGAATAACAGAATTAGATCGACGTGTCGATGCTTTTGAATTACGTGTTGCAACCAGTTATGTCCCACAAGAACAATTTGGTGAAGCAATGAGTAAAATGGAAGCACATATGATTCGCATCGAAAACAAACTTGATCAAATGATCCTTAAAAACTCTTAATTATGTCTTATCAACTTGTAGATACCTACACTGGTAAAACTCTTAGCACTTACCCTAAAAAAGCTGAAGCTGAAAAAGCTTTGGGTAGGTTGTATAATGAGCCTGGTGAGCAACGTTATGAAATTAAATCACCCAGGAAACCTAAGGTGACTAAAGATGTCCAAAAAGAAAGCGACTGAAGATCAATTTAACGAGTTGCATAATCTAGTTACAAAGGAGTTCCTTGCCCGTATTAAATCGGGTGAGGCTTCTACTGCTGACTTGAAAGCAGCTTGTGATTGGCTAAAGACTAATGACATTAGTGGTGTCGCCTTTGACGGTAATCCACTTGATAAATTGGCAAATATTATGCCAACTGTTGACCCTGAACTTGTCCAACGGAGGCTTTATGGCCCGAAAGTCTAACTATAGCGGTGCTAAATACGCAAATGGTAACTATAAGTCATATCAAAAAAAGTATGACTCTAGTGAACTACAAATTAAAAAACGCACCAAATTAAATAAAGAGAATCGTAAACGTGGTACTTACGGAAACGGTGATGGAAAAGATGTATCCCATAGAAAAAATGGATCTACATTCCTTGAAAAAGCATCTAAAAACCGAGCACGAAAAGGCCGCGCATGACTCCCTTACTCCCCACTCCTGACGACTACCTCTACAACTTAATCGTTATGACCTCTCCAGAAGCTAAGCGCCTGTGGAGGCGCAGCATTAAGGAACATTTCGACCACACATGTATTTATTGCGGAAAGACTTATGACTTATCTCAATTATCTATTGATCATGTCCATCCTCGCTCTCGTGGCGGTCAGGACATCGCAACGAATGTCGTCTGTGCTTGTACCAGTTGTAATCAGGACAAGGGGAGCACACCAGTCATCTCTTGGATGAGAGACAAATTTGGAGTTAATAGACTCCGTGAAAAACTTATTATGGAGTATATTACTTAATGCCTGAAATTGGTCAATTATCTGGATCACTAGAAGAAAAAGAACAAGGTTTTAAACCTAGATCCCGTGTATATGCTGGTCCAGATTGGGGCTGGCAAACGGAAGAATCTTATGCTAAAATCCAAAAAGAACAGAACACACCACTTGGTTTTGTAAACGGCGCAGTTAAATTTATTAGCCAAAAATATCAAGAGTTAAATACTGCAGTTAGGTCTGTTGTACCTGAACCTATAGCAAACGTTTTAGATACTGTTGCAGAACCAACTTTAAATTTACTTGAAAAAGGATACACCAAAACACCAATGGGTATGGCTGAAGAAGCAGCTGTTGGGTTTGGTGAAACTGTTGGAACTACATTTAATAACCCCGCACTTGGTGCTACAACAGGGTTTTTGCTTGGTGCAGTTATTCCTGGTCCTGGAGAAGGTATAGTTTTTTCTAAAGGTGTAGCTTCATTAAACCAAAAACAGCTTATTAAACGTAGTCAAGAAATTGAAAAACTTTCAACCAAAATAGAAGAGTACAGGGCTATTGGTAAAACTTCACGTATAGGTAAAACTGAAGCTAAACTATCTAGTGCACAGTCTAATGTTTTACCGGCTACGCCAGACAATCCTAAAGCTTATCCTCCTAACGTTGTAGCAGCAAAAGAACTTGTGCAAGCTGAAAAAATTAAACGGCAAACTACAGAAACTTTGCATTTGCACCATAAACTTCCAAAAGGTATGAGTGCAGCTTTTTTTGATAGAATGGATTATTTTATTAGCCGAGGCCAAGCTACAACAAATGATCTTTTAGAAATGGCAGATGAAGCCACTAAAATTGGCCTTACTACTGGTGATCTTCGTTCTAATATGCTCCCTATTGCAGATAAACCTCATAGCACTTTGCACACAGAAATGCGTGCCATGACAAGCGGAATGTTTGGTCGTATGGAGCTTGGTAAAAAAGAATTAATGGCTGCAATGCGTGAAGCTAAAGATCCTACAACTCTTAAAGCTTTGTGGAAAGCTTGGGTTAATGATGACGCTAAGTATTTAGTTGAAACAGCTGAAGTATGGGAGCCTCTTGATAATCTTCTTAAAGAGATACGTAATAAATGAACACCCTAGAACTACTTAAAGACGATTTCAAGCTGTTCCTGCAGGCTCTGTGGGCGCAGCTTGATCTGCCTAATCCAACCCGTGCACAA